AAGGCAGCGTTGCGTTTGGTTCCTAGACAGACCTACATTGGGAGGTAGTCGTGGGTAATCGTTTTGCTTCCGGCAAGAATGCGATTTCGGAGTGTGACCGCTGTGGTCAGCGGTTCAAGTTAAAGGTTTTGAAGACTGAGATCATCAAGACTAAGAACTACAACTTGTTGGTGTGCCCAGAGTGCTGGGACCCAGATCATCCGCAGTTGCAGTTGGGTATGTATCCGGTGGATGATCCACAGGCTTTGAGGAATCCTCGCCCTGATAGAAGTTATGTAACTTCTGGTTTGTTGGCAGATGGGTACTCGGGTGGTGGTAGCCGAATCTTTCAATGGGGCTGGAACCCTGTTGGCGGTGCAAGCAGTTTTGATGCTGGGTTGACACCGAATAATTTGAATTTAGTTGTACAACTTGGTACAGTTACGATAGCAACAACTTAGGAGTTGAAAATGGCAAAAATGGAATCTGGTAAAGCTGACATGGCTCAAGACAAAGCTCTCATCAAGAAGGCTTTTAAACAGCATGACAAGCAAGAACACAAGGGCGGCAAAGGCACTTCTTTGAAGCTCAAAAAGGGCGGTCCCACAGGCGAGATGATGATGTCTATGGGTCGTAACATGGCTCGCGCTAAAAACCAAGGTGGTAAATAATGGCTAAATTCAGCATGAAACAAGGCGGCAAAGAAGTTGGCCCAGCCAGCACTTACGCTAAACCACACGATATGTCTGGCAGTCAAGTTGATCTTGGCTACAAAGATGGCACTAACCCCGGCTTTGGTGAAAACCGTAGCAAGTTAGAAACCGCTGACGTTAGTCTTGGTCAGTTCAGCAAGTCTGCTGGTAATGAGCCAATTAAGACAACAGGTATCAAAATCCGTGGTACTGGCTGCGCTACCAAGGGCACTATGTCTAGAGGACCGATGGCGTGACATATACGGAACTCATTACTGCGATTCAGACGTATACCGAGAATACGTTTCCGTCTACCACTTTGGCGGACGGTACTGTTGTGTCTTCAACAACCCAGTTGAATCGTTTTATTGAGCAGGCTGAACAGCGCATCTACAACACTGTTCAGTTTCCGTCGTTACGCAAGAACGTGCTTGGTGTGGTTTCAACTACTACACCATACTTAGCGGCTCCTACCGACTATCTTGCTACCTACTCAATCGCCGTGATTGATAGCGATAGCAACTATGTTTTTCTTTTGAACAAAGACGTTAACTTCATTCGTCAGGCTTATCCAAAAGCATCTGATACTGGAGTGCCAGCGTACTATGCTTTGTTTGGTCCAACTGTGAATGGCACAACCATAACTAACGAGTTATCGTTCATGCTTGGCCCAAAGCCAGATGCCAACTATCAAACTGAATTGCATTATTACTATTACCCAGAGTCAATTACAACGGCTGGTAGTACTTGGTTAGGAGACAACTTTGATACTGTTCTTTTGTATGGCTGTCTTGTTGAAGCCTATACCTACATGAAGGGCGAACAAGACATTATTGGTTTATACGACACCAAGTACAAAGAAGCATTAGCTCTTGCTAAACGCCTTGGAGATGGTATGGAGCGTCAAGATGCGTATCGTTCTGGTCAATTTAGACAGGCGGTGACCTGATGGCTTTTACCGGAAACTGGGCGTGTAATACATTTAAAACGGGCCTGATGAATGGCACGTTTAACTTTACGTCTGGTACGTTCTACATGGCCTTGTACACCAACTTGGCTACCTTGGATGCAACCACAACGGCGTATACATCTACTGGTGAAGTGGTGGCATCTGGCTATACCGCTGGCGGATTAGCATTGACGATTGCTCAAGTACCGACGATAGGCAATCAAACGGGCGCGGCTACTTCATACATTTCGTTTAACAACGCGGTATGGACTTCTGCGTTAACCGCACGAGGCGCGTTAATCTACTTGAGTGGTAGTGGCAACCCTGCGGTTTGCGTTTTAGATTTTGGCGCAGATAAGACCAGCAACACTACGTTCACCGTACAATTCCCAGCAGTTACCAACACCTCAGCAATCATAAGGATTTCGTAATGGCTCTTGTACAAACAACACATGGCGAAATGGATGAGTCTCTTTTAGAAAAGAAAGAAGGCACATTCGAAGACGACAACGAGATAACCACATGGGTGGAATACTGGTTGGGTAGTGAACTTGTGCATCGTTCTGCACATGTAACTCTCAAGAAAAACGTGCTTACCGAAGGTATCACGCAAATGATTTCATAAAGGAAATATCATGGCAAACACACAAGCAATGTGCACTTCGTTCAAAGGCGAGTTGCTAACAGCTACCCACAATTTCGGTACCGCCCCCACCCGTGGCGCTAGTACTGCCGACACTTTCAAAGCAGCGTTGTATTTGGCTTCTGCCACTATCAACGCTTCTACCACTGCATACTCTGCTACTAATGAAGTGACTGGCACTAACTACACTGCTGGCGGTGCAACAGTGACTAACGCAACGGCTCCAGCTACAAGCGGTACAACTGCTTACTGGACACCATCTGCTTCTATCACGTATACCAACGTGACTTTGAGCACTGCGTTTGACACTATGCTCATGTATAACTCTACCCAGAGTAACAAAGCAGTTGCGGTGTATACCTTCGGTTCACAGACAATTACCGCTGGTACATTCACTTTGACAATGCCAACCAACGACGCGACTACCGGTTTACTCCGTTTGGCTTAATAGCCAGTTAAGGTAAGACCGTGCTTGGCTTAGGCGCGATTTCGGCTCGACCGTTTGATGCGATCAGCCCAGACCTACTAGCCGCACTAACAGGAGTAAGTTCCACAGGTGCGGTGGGCACAGTCACGTACGGTGGGGCTCAAGTTGCGATTACGGGGGTTTTTGCTACTGGTAATACTGGTACGCTACTTACTAACGTATCTATACAAGATAGTGGAAATATTGCCACAGGCAACGTAGGTACAGCGGTCCCCACCTTAACTTTCACGCTTAGTGGAGTAAGTTCCACAAGTGCGGTGGGCACGGTTGGGTTGTCCGCCGCTCCCGCGCTCACAGGTGTATTTGCTTCGTCTCAGCTCGGTAATATTACTTACCTACCCGCACTTACGGGTAATGCAGCGACAGGTTCTGTAGGTACAGTAACAGTAGATGAAAGATTTCTTGCCCTCACTGGTGTGTCTTCAACTACGGCAGTTGGTACGCTTGGGGTCCCGCGTTCTCTTGGTTTAGCAGGCAATTCTGCTTCCGGTTCTATTGGTAACTTCTACCTGCAACAGCTGTCAGGTAATGCCGCTACTGGCGCAGTAGGAACGGTTGTTTACACCAAAGTTCAACCAATCACTGGGGTTTCGTCAACAACTGCGGTTGGGACCTTGAAAGCAAACCCACGATTAGCGATAATCAGTAACAGTGCAACAGGCCAAGTGGGTAGTGTTGGGGCGTTCTATTGGAGCCTTATAGACACAAATGAAACACCGGGGTGGACGGTCATTGACCAGCACACTTCATAAAGGATAAATATGGCATTAGTTCTAGCAGACCGCGTACAAGAAACGACTACCACGACTGGTACGGGCACTGTTACGCTTTTAGGTGCAGCAACAGGCTATCAATCCTTTGCGGCAGTTGGTAACACAAACACCACTTACTACTGTATTCAAGGCCAAACTTCAGCCGAATGGGAAGTTGGTATTGGCACATACACCTCATCAGGGACAACCCTAAGTCGTGACACAATTTTGTCCTCCAGTAATGCAGGCTCTGCTGTTAATTTTTCTGCTGGCACTAAAAACGTATTTGTTACTTACCCAGCCGTAACCGGACTTTATATAACCCGTTCGGGTTCAACAGTTAACCTGCAAGCCCAGCCCACAGACTCTAGTGCTACGGGTGGTAATGCTAGGGGTGCTAATGCTGTTGATTGGCAGACAAGTAGAACTGCGGCAAGTCAAGTTGCTAGTAATACATATTCTGTATTAGGCGGAGGATATGCAAACTCTACGACTGGTTATGGTGGTGTTGTTACTGGCGGTCAAAGTAATATTGCTGGTGGAGGAACTGCATCTTTTGTAGGTGGCGGTTCTTCAAATACAGCAAGTGGTCAATATGGTGCTATTGTAGGAGGAATAGCAAACACTACGGCTGGTTATTTAAATTTTATTGGTGGCGGTTTTACTAATAGTGGAACAAGCGGTTCTGCTGTAACAACTCAAAGTGCCACAATGAACGGCACTACTGCCGTAACATTGTCAGGAAGTAACGCATCAATTAAAGTTGGTCAGTTAATTACTGGCACAAGCATTACAAGTAATCCAAATACTTATGTAGCCGCCATCTCTGGAACATCTCTTACGCTCTCTCAAAACGCATCAGGTTCATCTACAAGCACCCTATCTTTCTACACACCTCACGGAGTAGTAGTAGGAGGAGGAAACAACCAAGCCACGGGTTCTTATTCTTTTATCGG